ACGTTCACCCTCCGACCGTTACAGGACTTGCTCTGGCCCTTGGATTTACAAGCAGACAGGCTCTTTTAAACTATCAAGCAAAACCAGAATTTGTTGACACGATTACACGCGCGAAAGCAAGAGTAGAACAGTATGCAGAAGAACGACTGTTTGATCGTGATGGTTCCAATGGTGCTCAGTTTAGTCTTAGAAACAACTTCAAGGGTTGGGACGCTGACAAGAAAAATGATGATTTCGGAGACGGAAAGATTACGATTGTGAACAATATTCCAAGACCGGAGAAACAGGATGGAAAGTAACGCTATCAAACTGAATGAGATTGTGGCACCAGCATTTTACAATGTGTTTTGGGATATTTTAGATGGTAAACACACTTACTATGATCTGTACGGTGGACGTGGATCCACAAAATCATCTTTTGTAGGCGGCATGATTCCGTTTCAGATGATGCAGGATGCAGAGAATGGCTTAATGTCAAATGCTGTAATCTTTCGGAAAGTCGGTAATACGCTCAGAGAATCTGTGTATGAACAGATCGCATGGGGAATTGATGCGCTTGGAGCAAGTGATTTATGGGCTGACAGTTTAAGTCCTATGCAATATGTGTATAAGCCAACAGGACAAAAGATCATATTCAGAGGACTGGATAAAGCTAAGAAAACAAAGTCCATAAAAGTAAAAAAAGGATATTTCAAGTACCTTTGGTTTGAGGAGCTTGATGAGTTTGCCGGAATTGAAGAAATCCGTACAGTTCAACAGTCTGTACTTCGTGGTGGAAGCAAATTTGAAGTATTTAAGACATTTAATCCACCGATCAGCCGGAGCAACTGGGCGAACGTGTATGTGGAGGAACCGAGAGTTGACAGCTACAGACACAAGAGCGATTATAGATCAGTTCCTGTTGAATGGCTTGGTCAGCAATTTATTGATGATGCAGAGCATCTGAAGAAAACAAATCAGAGAGCTTACGACCATGAATATCTCGGTCTTCCTGTTGGACTTGGAACAAATATTTTCGAACTGTTAGAAATTCGAAAAATTACAGATGAAGAGATTCAGAGCTTTCAAAGTATCTACCAGGGACAGGACTGGGGGTGGTATCCAGATCCTAAAGCATTTCTCCGTGTAGCTTATGTTCCTAATCAGGAAAAAGTTTTTTTATTAGACGAACTTGGAGGCTCCAAGATAAGAAACAAGGAAATGGCTAACCAGATAAAGAAAAAAGGATATGATGATTATTCAATATCTTGCGGAGTTGATGAAGAAGAAAGCATTATTGACTTCCGAGATGCAGGGCTTCCAGCACGTAGGGCCATTGTTACACCGGGAAGCCGCAAATATACTTTTGAGTGGTTACAGTGCCGAACATTAGTCATTGACCCGGCACGAACGCCTAGAGCATACAAGGAAATTATCAATTATGAACATGAAGTAGATAGCAATGGAGAAGTTATCGCAGATTATCCAGATGGTAACGATCACTGGATAGATTCTCTCAGGTATGCGACAAGTCCATTGTCGATGAGAAGGGGGCACAGTGCATAATGAGAGACAATAAGCTATTTGACAGAATAAAAATAGCATACAGATTTATTAGATATGGAAAAGGCTGCGCACGCATCATGGAATGCGGTAAGTGCGGAAGCGTGATAATTGTTCCGATATCTGAAGAGCCATTAGAGGATAAACTAATCAATGATAAAATGCACGTAGACCAGGTGTGGAGCGAATATGTTCAGTGTTGTAAGTGCGGAGCTGTCTGTAAAGAAATCCAGCTATGGAACTTTGCAGGAGATCCGTTAGGCATTGATAAGGATTTGACTGTAAAAAAAAGGTGACTAAATGGGATTTATAACAACACTAAAAAGGTGGTTTAACATGATATTCAAAAAACAAGCCGAAGAGGATTTTAATATCCGAGCAGCAGAATTCCCGGAAATGGAATCGCTGATTAACCGGTGTGCGAACATCTACAGAGGTGTGCCGGAATGGTTAGATGATAAGAACAATATCAAGACAATTAATTTCGCGAAATCTGTCTGCTCAGAGACAGCACGGCTCGCAACGCTGGCGATCGGCATTCAGATTGACGGCTCTGCAAGGGCGACATGGTTACAGGAGCAGATTGACAAGGTATATTTCCAGATTCGGCACTGGGTGGAATATGGATGCGCTTACGGAACAGTGTTCATTAAGCCGAATGGCGAAAGCCTTGATGTATTCACTCCAGCAGATGTGATGATTGTGGATTATGATAATCAGGAAATCAAAGGGATTATATTCAAGGACTCTTATACGGTTGGACGGAAATACTACACAAGGCTCGAATATCATCGTTTTGCTGAGACTACAATAGATGGTGTGACAACTTATCCGTACTACGTGTCTAATAGAGCCTATGTGTCAAAATCTCCTCAGTCAATCGGTGACAGAATCGACCTTAAACAGACTAAATGGGCAGACCTTATGGCAGATACACCACCAATACTCAAGGCAAATGGTGAGAAGCTGGACGGGCCTCTGTATGGAGTTCTACGGACGCCACAGGCGAATAACGTAGATATCAGTACACCACTTGGACTTCCAATATTCGCTGAAGCTATTGAAGAATTAAAAGACCTCGATATTGCATACAGCAGAAACGCCGGAGAGATTTTTGATTCGCAGAAGATTGTTCTGGCAGATGATAGGCTGCTGATGCCAAGCGGTACACCTGTATCAGCCATGTCGCCACAGGGCATGGAGAACAGACGTAATGAGATGAACTTACCACACTTTGTCAAGAATGTATTCGGACAGGATGAAAAAGAGTTTTACCAGGAAATAAATCCGATACTCAACACAGATATCCGTATAGTTGGCATAAATGCCCTTTTAAGCCAGATAGGATATAAAATTGGATTCTCCAATGGATATTTTGTTTTTAACGAAAAAACTGGTATGGTGACGGCTACGCAGGTAGAAGCAGACGACCGACGGACAATTCAGTATATCAAGGACGTTCGGGATAAGCTAGAATGTTGCTTGAATGACACTATATACGCCTTAAATACATTTGCAGATTTGTATGGCATCGCACCAGATTCTAACTGGATTTATGACGAAAAGAAAAAGAAATACGTCCAGTATATAGTTAATTATGATTTTGGCGATTTTACATATAACAGAGAAGAAGACAGGATAGCATGGTACAGTTATGTAAATTCCGGACATGTAACATTTTGGCGTTATTTAGTGAAGTTTTATGGATATACCGAAGAGGAAGCAAAAAAAATTTCACAAGAAGCCAAAGAGGAAAACAAAGCAAGTGGATTATTTGGGGATGAATAGCCTATGAAGATTAATAATCATGTTGGAAATGTACATATAAAATTCGATACAAAGCGGATTGATGGCAATTTGAAAGAAGCACAGAAGAAGCTGAACGAGCAAATAGTACAAGACTGCATTCCCCTTATACCGTTCCAGCAAGGAGCATTGGTAGAAAGTGTATCATATCCACAGGGTATTGATGGTGGCGAAATCAAGTGGGGAAACAGAAACGTGCCTTATGCTCATTATTTGTACATGGGTGAGGTGTACGGACCGAACATTCCAAAGAAAGATGCACAAGGGAATATCATTGGGTGGATGTCTCCACCAAGTAAAAGCCCAACCGGAAGACGATTGCAATATAGCAAAGCACTGCATCCAGAAGCAGGGGCAGAATGGTTTGAAAGAGCAAAAGCACAGCATTTACCGGATTGGACAAGGCTAGTAAAAAGAACGGTAGGTGGTAAATAATGCTTCCACCAGAGTATTTCCACGGAAAAGAAAAAAGGATCCTTGCGATTTACCAGGAACTAGAAGATTTCATTATGACGGACATTTCTAGGCGTATTCTCCAGACTGGCGGTATGACCGCCACAGCTGATCGGCTCATTTGGAAGCTCACGCAAATGGGAGAAAGCAGAGTTGCCATTGAACAGAAACTGCAGAAGCTTACAAAAATGACACAGCCAGAGCTTAGACGGATTCTGCGAAATGCCGTGATGACTTCCTGGGACAATGATAAAGATATCCTTTTAGGGATTGATGAGAATATAAGTCCACCATTGGAGAATCCAGAAGTGATAGCGGTGATGGATGCAGAGTTTAAAAAGACATTGGGAGAGCTTAGCAACCTGAGCAGGACAACCATAAATCAATCTCAACGTGATCTAATTAATCTGCTGGACAAAGCCGAAATCCGTGTTGCTTCCGGTGCGCAATCCTACACCACTGCAATTTGTGATGTGTTGGACAATTATGCCAAAAAAGGAATTATGGTGGATTATCCAACAAGCGGTGCAAAAAGAACCATTGAAGCAGCTGTGAGGTGCTGCGTAGTAACAAGTATGAACCAGACAGCGGCGCAGATCACTAATCAGTATATTGTGCAGGCAAAGACAAATTACGTCCTCGTATCAGCCCATCTGGGAGCTAGAACAGCACAGAAAGGACAGCCTCCTTGCGGAGATCATTCGTCCTGGCAGGGAAAACCTTACTCAATAGTTGGATCGGAACCGGGATATCCAAATCTTTTGGAGAGTACCGGATATGATATAAGTCCGAAAACCGGACAAGGAACCGTTGTGGATCCGCACGGACTGCATGGGTGGAATTGCAAGCATAGTCACCAACCATGGGCAAAAGGATTGCGGAATCCCTGGGCAGACGAGCACAAGATTGATTCTGAAGAGAATAAGAAGATCTACGAAGATACACAGAAGCAGCGAGCTATGGAGCGCTCTATTAGAGCAACTAAACGCCAGCTGATAATGAAGAACGAAGAAATCAACTCAGACGATATACCAGACTCTGAAAAAGAAAAACTTAGATCAGAATATGATCGAATGGCTTTTAAGTTGACTGAACAGAATAAGGCATACAATAAATTCTGCCAGGACAACAACCTTGCAGCACAATATTACCGAAACAAGGTAGCAGACTTTGGATATAAGCAGCAGTCCAGGGCAAATGCAGGGGCAAAAAGATTTATGAGGGCAAAGTGAGGTAGATATGGAAAGATGGGTATATTTTAATCCGAATCCAGCCGGGAATCGTGTAGGTGACTGTGCTGTCCGGGCGATATGCAAGGCGTTAGAGCTTGACTGGGAGACGGTATTTACAGGATTAATGGTATATGCTTGCTCACTATCCGATATGCCAAGCGCAAATTACGTATGGGGTTCATACCTGGCAAAGCAAGGATTCCATAGAAAGCTAGTGGAGCAGTCGGAGAGGTATATTTATACAGTAAATGACTTCTGCGCAGATCATCCGAACGGCACGTACATTCTCTGCATAGAT